CACAACCTGTAAGACTGATAATTGAGAGCATTATTACTAATACATATATTACTGAGCTATAAGGTATATTCATGGTTACTTCTCCTGATTGATTGAGGAATTGGGGAAATGCTGTAGATTAGCCGGTGATACTGTTTCCCTGTCTGCACCTTGATAATGATTAGCATACTAGTAACTCCACTCGTACTGAATGGAGAGACTACTATTACTTTGTTGCTTTGGTTCTTGCTGCTTTTTGTGCTGGTGTAGGCTTGAGTGCTGGATATCGTTCCCATAACTCTTCTAACTTGGCTTGTTTCTTACCTTGTGACTCGATAACAGTAACTTCCTGGACGTTTTCAGCCATAACTAGGCCTGTGCCTGCTAATGTGTCACATGTCTCTGCTACGGTAGCTACGGCGCTTGTGGCTGAACCTATCATATTGGCAAATCCAGTAATACTAAAGCTGATGTTTTCAAGGATTGATCTTGAAGGTTGATGTTGCTGATTCATATACTGATACCCCTTTGATTATAGAATTAAGTTGCCCTTAATAATCCCTATCTTCTGCTTAAGAACTGCGGAGCTGCTCCCATGTCGGAAACAACTCCACAATTGGTTAAAGGATACCGGCCAAGAGGTCTACACCTGCTGACTTAACCTTCGGTGCTTCAAAGCTAACACCTTCAGCGGTCAAGAGCTTACTGATACCTGCTCCTGTTAACGCTGCCAGTGATTCCTGTGATGCCTGGTCAACGTACAGACTGATTGTGCCGACTGCCTTACCACCTACGGTAATAACAGCTGCCTGATAGAACTTACTACTGTTTGTATTCGCGTCCATATCTAATACTCCACATGTGTTGAAAGGATGGGCATCTACTGGCATACCTCCTACGTCTAGGAGATACACCATCACGTTACGACCATGAGGCGCTGGCTCGCGGGCTAACCTATAACTGTTAACTCGTAACGATATACATACCTGCTCCAAAAGGGTCAGGAACATAGCACTGCTGTATGTACACCACGGTAGTAAAGAAGAGCACAGAACCTATGGCTGTGTGTGGTGTGGGTGTGGTGTGTCTGGTGGTAGCAGGGACAGGTGGCCTGGTGCCCCACGGAAAGTGATAGGGGGGGTGGTCTTGTTTTTAATTTCTTCCATTGTCAGTACTAACAGCGGAGGTCAATATGAAAATTCTGAAAAAGTTTTTAATAAAAATTTTGGGGTGTACCCTAGAGCCGGCTTAAAATATATAGAACAAAACTTTAAGCCATGTGCCTGAATTAAAATATATAGGGATTTTTTCTATTCTATCTATCTGGTCGGCCTTGTAAAGCTTGGGTGACCAACGCCAGTTGGTCGGCCTTGCGCTAAAGCGCCGGCCTCCCGGGGATATGTAATGAAGGGAAAGTGGTGGTTTTTGTTTCCCCTACTTTCCGAGGCGATGGCTACTGAGTAACGAACAGAAGAATAAAATTAACGTTGCCCGCCGAGCCGAAGGCCGCCAGGCCGTGCCGAAGGCCGCCAGGCCGTAGGCGGAGGCGTGGTAGTTAATTATATTTTTATGGAGTTAGTCTGTAGACAGAGCCGAGGAGTGAAAATATATTATTATTTATACCCTGGATCCAGAATATACAGGGTGGTGCTCTTATAGGTTTACTTATAAAGACTGACTATTTTGAAGAAATGATGTAAGTGTTTGATTTAGAAGATGAAGACGGTAAAAAGTGCCGGGACGTATTTATAACACAGAACTGGTGTACGGAACAAAAAGGGAGCATACTAGCCTTCCACGGACCAAATATGCTCCCTAATTGAGGTACTACTTATGTCAACATCACAGCAGAACACAGAATACCCTACTAGATACCAAATATCAAAAAAGAGGATACAAACCGTGTACTTAACCTGGATCCAGAAAAAAGAAATAATGGCTGAATGTGGTGACGCTGCAGTTATTCTATTTGAATTTTTCTTGAGTAAAGCTGGGATTAGAGATTATCAGTATACCGATGGTAAGGCCGGTAAAGTCCTGGGCTGGAAAGATTCTAAGGTTAAAAAAGTAAGGTTAAAATTACGTAGTGCTGGTTATTTTTATGAAGAATCAGCCAGTTATACTCATGGAAGAAAAGTAACAACTACATATCTAGGGAAGCAGGAAGTACAAAAAGCCAAGGTTGCGTAAAAAATTCACTTAAACTAGACTAAAGGCCATTATGAGATATTTAATCCTGGTTCTAATATTAGTAGGCTGTGCTGACACTCAAGGACCGATAGAACGAACTAAGCATGTTGGCCACGAGATTAAAGAATTTGGTAAGGCTACCTGGGAAGATATAAGTGAATGATTTAACCTTTGAGCAGTTTTCCAAAGCATTACCTCAGGGTTTGAGGAAAACCGTGGCTCCAGATATTATGGCCGCGGTGAATTCTCTTACCTCTGGAGATGATGCTTTCAGGGAAGCCTACAAAGAAAATATTCTCAGTTATACCAGTGTGCTCGAGCAGGGCAAATTCAAGACCACAGATTATATTATTGCAGTACGATATGTCAGTTCGAAGTTATTGGGGCATACCAATATGGAGAGTTACATTACGGCTCTCCCTGATCGATACCAAATGATGATCGATAAGGGTTACTCTACAAATCGAATATCAGGACATGTAGCAGCCTATAATAAAAATATTCTGGTTAACAAAATTCTCGAGCAAACATTAGTTCCCACTTATATTCTTAATGCTGATATGCATCAAAAAGCCTTGAATTGCCAGGCTGTGCTTATGACAAGTGCCAATAGTGAGAAAGTTCGATGCGATGCTGCAAATAGTATATTGACTCATCTCAAGGTACCAGAAGCTCAGAAAATTGATTTGAGTATTGGTGTAAAAGAAGATGATTCTATTGCCCAATTGAGGGCAAGTACTTTAGAATTGGTAGCAGCTCAGAGAAAAGCTATTGAGGCCGGCGTATCTAATGCACAAGATATAGCGCATTCTCGACTTACTATTGATGCTGAATTTACAGAGGTGAAATCTAATGGCCAAGCAACGCTCGAAAACGAAACATCCCGGCTTCAAAGCAGTCAGTAAAAAAATCCAGGGGCAGGGGCATTCTAAAAAATCTGCAGATGCTATACTTGCTGCTGCTTCCCGGGGAGCTAGTGGCAAAGCTAAACGTAAGAATCCACGGTTGAAACGAGTTAAATAATTTTATCTAGAGGAAAGTAAAATGGGACTTGATGCAGGCAAAGAATTAAATATTACAGGCGATGGTGATTACAATATTATCAGTGGTAATGGTGGTGGGTCTAAAAGTGCAGTATATATTTACGGCACTATTAGTGCTGCTACTATTGAAATACATGGACCTGGAGGCATAATAACTGATGGTGGAGTTACTCCATTACCTTTTGAGACAGTTATTAATCACGGTGCAAATATACCTATACATTTAGCAGTTACCAGTGCTGATGGTAGTACTGATTTTAATGTAAAGGTTGGACCTGTTGCTTAAATGCAAGCGCAAAAAACAGTTGAAGAATGGTTGGCCGATGTTAGCTATGATAATGACCCTAACTATATACCTTCTGATTTCGCTTTTGAATTTGTTAACTTCATTAAATTAGTAAATGGTGAACAGGGAGAAGAACATTTAACTCCTGTAGTACATTATAAAATGCTAGACCAGGTGCAGGGAATGCGCCAAAACGTAGCTAATATGTGTAGTCGTGGTTTAAGTAAAACTACTGTACTTGCAGAGTATTTATTTCTCTATATTGCTGTGTACGGGAAAATACCTGGGTTCGGTGAGGTACCTCTTGCTCTTTATGTTTCTGATAGCATCGAAAATGGTGTTAAGAACATGAGGAAAAACCTGGAGTATCGTTGGCAAAATTCTGATTTCCTTCAACACTATATTCCATATACTCGTTTCACAGATATCCGTTGGGAATTTAGAAATAGAGATGGCGTAACCTTTATTGTTAAGGGGTATGGTGCACGTACCGGTGTTCGTGGTTCGAAAGAAATGGGTAAACGTCCAGTATTAGCTGTACTAGACGATTTAGTAAGTGATGAAGACGCTCGTTCAGCTACTATTATTGCCAGTATCGAAGATACGGTTTATAAAGCCATTAAATACGCTCTACATCCCACCAGAAGTAAGATTCTTTGGTCAGGTACACCCTTCAACTCTCGAGATCCATTATATAAAGCTATTGAATCAGGTGCCTGGTATGTCAATATTTTTCCAGTATGCGAAGAGTTTCCGTGTACCCGGGAAGAATTCAAAGGTGCCTGGGAAGACCGGTTCACCTATGATTATGTGAAAGATGCCTATGATGTAGCATTAAAGGCTGGCAAGATTCAAACCTTTAATCAAGAACTCATGCTCCAGATTATGTCGGATGAAGATCGATTAATCCTGGATTGTGATATTAGTTGGTATAAGCGAGAAACCGTGCTCAATAATAAGGGCATGTTTAATTTTTACATTACTACTGACTTTGCCACCTCTGAAACTATTTCTAGTGATTTCAGTGTAATTTCAGTATGGGCATATAATTCCAATGGTGATTGGCTCTGGGTAGATGGTTTATGTAAACGGCAATTAATGGATGCCAATGTAAATGAATTATTCAGATTGGCTCAGATTTACAAGCCTCAGCAGGTAGGTATTGAGATATCAGGCCAGCAGAAAGGATTTATTCCATGGATCCAGAATGAGATGCTTACCAGGAATATATATTTCACCCTGGCTAGCGAAAAAGGAGCTACTCAACCCGGGATACGGCCAAATACCAATAAAATGGTCAGATTCAATATTATGGTTCCCATGTTTAAGCTTAATAAGATGTTTTTCCCAGAAGAGCGTAAATTGAGCCCAGAAATTGTAGAAGCCACTACAGAATTACGGCTAGCCTCAGCAAATGGCTTTAAAAGCAAACATGATGATTTCATTGATACCATTTCAATGTTAAGCTCATTGACACCTTGGAAACCTTCTGAAGAAGTTCATATGATACGGGGTGGAAATGATTACTGGGAGGTCGAAGAAGAGCAAGTTGTAGATAATCTGGCTTCTTATATAGTTTAAGTAACTGCCCGGATTGTATAAATATTTTTTGTAGTTTATACTTTTTCAAAATTTAGGGCGGAAGCATATGTATCTTTCTGATCTGTTTGAGCAGCTTTCTACAGCTGAGATTAAAGGACTTAATATAGGTGGTACCCATAATAATCAGGGTATTCAGCCACAAGACTACCCCAAAATAATCCCTCATATAAATCTTGCTCTCATTGAACTTTATAAACGATTCGATTTAAAAAGAGCAGAAGTAGTAGTTCAGCAGTACGATGAAATCCAGACTTATTACCTACGTAGTAAATATTCTCAAACCAGCGGCACAGAATCCACGTTATATATCATGGATTCAGTATTTCAGCCTTTTGTGGACGATGTATTACGAATAGAAAAAGTAATTGACGAAGATGGGCAGGAATTATATGTAAACCAGGAAGATTCCGCACACTATCAAACAGAATATTCAGTTTATACTCCAGAATTTGATTCTATCCAGATTCCCTATCCTGAGAAAGAAAATCAATTTATAGCAACATATCGCGCAGCTCATCCAAAGATAGCAAGTACAATTACTGACCCAACTATAGTTGAGGTTAATATTCCTTTGGCTTTATTGGAAGGTTTTCTTCTATATATTGCCGGCAGAATAAATATGAACCGCGGCACTGAACTCTCACTTAATGAAGGACAACTCTTTATGTCTTTCTTTGAAAAATCTATGAAGACGGCTGAAAATTTAAATGTAACACCTTCAACCGATACTCTTAACCATAAATTAGATATTAATGGCTGGGCTTAATCATGATTAAAAATAGTAATCAATCATTTTCAGGATTGGTAGAAAAATATATTGGTACTGCTTATGACAACGTAAAAATTGTAGCAGATAATATTGATGATGTTATTGCATTAGCTGGTATTGAAGATCTTGATGATATTGCAGCTATTGTAGCGCATACCACAGATCTTACTAATCCACATGAGACTTCAGATGCAAATCTTGTGGTTACTGATGTATTTACTAATGATGTTTCAAATACTGCTCATGGTTTTGTACCAAAAGCTATTGATGATGTTGCACAGTATTTAAGATCTGATGGCGTCTGGAATGATTTAGATGATGAAGTGACAAATAATGCATCTGTAGCTTCAAATACAGCTCATCGTTTAGAATCAGATAAATTAGTTGATTTTTTTAATGGTACTTTTGTAGAATCATTTAATGCATTGGTTATATCTAATGGTGTAGATACTGTTGAAGTCACTTTAGAAAATGCTGATGGTACTAATAATCTTACCATGCGATTTAGTGATGGTTTATCGACATTAGATACTACACCTATTATATCTGAACCATTAAATGAGGGTTCTGATACATCTCCTGAAGATAATTATGTGTATATTCTTCAATCCGATAAAACAAAAATGACAGTAAGTACAGCTGGATGGCCAAGTACTGAACATATTAAAATTGGATATTTCTTTATACAGTCTGCTGCATATGTAGATACTGCTAATCGAGGTGCATTGATCAATCAGAATTGGAATGATCATATGATGGGTACTAATGGTCAGGGGCATATGTCACACCTGGCTGAAGTTGTTCGATTAGGCACAGGATGGCATAGTGGTGTACTTGGTACCGGTGGAAATGGCTGGGTAGATATTACTGCTGTTCCTGGAGATATAGATAACGTATATTTTGAATCTGCAACTGGTTTTGCATATCAAGCCCATAAACATACAATTCCTGCTATTGATACATCTGGAACAGATTGGATTCATGTAGTTAATGATTTTACTACTAAATACAAACCTATACAGAATATTGCAGAAGCTTTAACTGATTCTCAAGATGTAACAATGGCAACAAATTATTTTAATCTTGTATTTGCTATTGCTGCTAATAAAACAAGTACATATTCTCCTTTACTTATGTTACTTCCATCAGGAAGTTATGCTGCTGAGGCTGCTGCATTAGCTGATGTAGATTCTTATTCTTCATATGATTTACCTACAGCATTCACTAAAGAAAGTACTACAGGAATGCTTGTATGTCGCGTTACGTTTCGCCATGAAGCAGCAAATAATGGTACATGGACTTATATAGATAGCACAGATTTACGTGGAGGAGTATCAGGTGTAGGAGGAAGTGGTGGTGGAGGTGCAGCTTTAACATCTTTTCCTGATAATGCTTTTGAAATTTATGATTCGGCTACACCATCTAAAATTGCTCAATTTGAGATAGGGTCTTTAACAGGAACTAAAATTTTTACTTATCCAGATGTTACTGGCACAGTTTATATAATTGGCCAGGGTTTGGGTATACCTGCTTCTGGTCAAGCAACTAATCTTACCGGCACTGCATCTGGAATGACTGCAGGACATGTTACAAATGGTGTATATACAACTGATGAGGGTTTAGGGGGAGAATACTTAAATCCAACTAATCTTGCTTTAACATATGAACCTAAAAAAAGTACTGACGATAATTATGTAACAGATGTGCAATGGAATTATGTTAATGCACTTCCTGATATTACTGGTAATGCCGGCACAGTTACATCAATTGCAAATAACTCAAATAATGAAACAGTTTTTCCAGTTTTTGTTGATGCACAGACAGGTGCCCAGGAAATAGAAACTGATGTTGGGTTTACTTATAACCCTAGTACTGGATTAATAACAGCATTACGTTTTGCTGGTGGTGTGGATGGAATTCTTGGTGCAAATAATCCAGCTGCAGCAACGATAACTACAGCATTAATAACTGCTCTTGGTGCAAATTGTAATCTTACAAATTTCACTCTTGATAATGCTAAGACTGTTCAATTCAATAGTGAACTTGATAATGAAAGTTCAGGTGCAGCTGATACTATTGCACTTGATAGCGCACAAAAACAAAAATCAACAATTAATCAAAATACAGTTTTAACAATTACTGAGCCAACTAGTATTGGTAATTGGATGTATAAATTAGTTGTAACAGGGTCCACTCGTACAATTACATGGGCATCTACTGGATCAGCTACTTTTAAATGGGCAAATGGTGCAGAGCCAACATGGATAGTAGGAACACATATTATTGGTATCTATTTTGATGGTACTGATTGTTATATGGCAACCTCATTGAGTTTTAGCTAATGCCTGATTCAATAGATAAACGCTCAACTCTTAATAACCGGAATAATGCTTCTGC